CTACATCAGATGTAAAATTAACAATTAAATTGAGTGAGTTCATTTTATTATGACTGATAACATATTATAAAGAACAAGAATATGGATAGGATTATAAAGCAATATCTTTATCCATTTCATGGGAACAAAATTATTGTAGTGTTAACATATTACTAAATAGAGAAAAAGTACGAACTTCGTCCGACCTGTCGGTAGGATATCCATTATGTTAATATTTTCTCCTTTCTATAAGTGGGTTCATAGATTTTTTAAACATTTTTATGAACTCACTCAATTACTAACATAATCGTACATATTTCGTAAATACCGTTTCGAAGAGATGGGAACAAAATGATAAGCGTAGGTCATAATATAAAAAATCTTGGAGGATAAAATGAGAAAATTATTTATAAATATAGAAAATGAATTACCCATAAAATTAAATAAACCACTATTTGAACTGGCGATTAGAAAATTTTTAAAAGGAACAGTTAGAAAATATATTTGTGCTCTTCATATAAATTTAAAAAATAATTATGATACAAACGAAGAAACCACAAGTGGATGGTTTTATATTGGAGATAATTCAGAGGCTTATATTGATATTTTTATAAACAATATTGTTCAACGATATCATGATTTAGAAACAGGTGAATTATGTTCAAGAATATCACATACAATTTGTCATGAAATATTTCACTTTCTATCTTTTTCCAAACTCTACAGAAAATACGAAGACAAGTGTAAAGGAAACGAAAGTGAACTTTCTTTTATAACTATCGAACAGATGTATATGTATTCCGTGAAAGAGCAATCTGAAATTAGAAAGAAATTTAAAAATGATGAAGAAGGATATAAAAATTGGTATAAAAATAATTGTGAAGAAAAAAATGCAGAAATCTATGCTTATAATAACACATATAAATTTATGAATATATAAATGGAGGTAAATATGGCAAACAATATAAAATTATACGATAAGAAAATATTATTTAAATTGAAAAAGACTGATTTTGATTATTTACGAGAATCGGCTGAGAGTAGATGTACAACCGTTTCGGCGATTTTACGCGAGTTGATTAATAAATTAAAAGATGGTAAATAAAAATGAAAGAAATATTTAAAGACGTCAGGAACTATAAAGGAATATATCAGATAAGCAATTTAGGACGAGTTAAATCGTTAAAATTTGGAAAAGAAAAAATATTAAAACCAAGAGATAATAATTGTGGTTATTTATATTATTCTCTCTATAAAAATAATAAACCAGAAACTAAATATATTCACAATTTATTATTTGAATCATTCAACGATTATAAATTAAAATCTATTGAATGTATTCATCATATAGACGGTAATTCTTTAAACAATGATTTAGAAAACAATCTTCAATTAATGACAAAATCTGAACACGCAAAAATTCATAGTGAAGGTGAAAAAAATCCAAAAGGAATATTAAAATTCTTTGACGTAATAATGATTAAAAAGATATTAGATTCGGATTTTTATAAAGTATATAAAAAAATAACATTACAATCTATCGCAGATTTTTTCAAAGTCAAATTAATAACAATCAGTGATATAAAAAGAAACAAAAATTGGAAACAAGTTGGTATGGAATTATGTATCTAATTCTTCAAAATAAGCACCAAAATTCAATTAAAAACACCATGAGATAGTAGGGTATTAGGAGATGAAAATGAAGATCTCTACTGGCTTTAAATGGGCTTATTTTGGTGTTAAATAAGGAGTTTATAATGGAAATATATGAAAATTTAGATTTGAATGATTTAGATGAAGAGATTTGGAAACAGATTTGTGGGTTTGATGGAGATTACTATATAAGTAATTTAGGACGGATTAAGAGTTTTAAAAGATATGGTGGAACAGATGTTAGAATATTAGAACAAATTGAAAATAAGGATAGATATTTGTTTGTTAATTTATATAAAAATGGGAAAACAAAACTTAAATATATTCACATTTTATTACATTCAACTTTCAACAATTATAAATTAAAAAAGAATGAATGTATTCATCATATTGATTTCACAAAAAATAACTTCTTAAAAAATCTTCAAGTTATATCCAAATCGGAACACAGTAAAATTCATAATAAAAATAAAATAGTCTCAGAAGAAACAAAAAATAAACAATCAGAAAAAAAGAAAGGTGAAAATGCTCCAAATTCGACATTAACAGAACAAGATATTATTCTAATTAAAATTGATTTATGTGGAGGATTATTAACACAAAGAGAGATTGCAAAAAAATTTGGTGTGGATAAATCAACAATTTCATCTATAAAAACAGGAAAAACTTGGAAAGAATAAAAAAAGATGAACATGGAAGAGTGGAAAGAAATAGAAGAATGTCCTGATTATTTTATAAGTAATTATGGAAGATTAAAAAACAAAGATGGATTAGTAGAAACACGTACAAATTACCAAGGATTCAATATATTTATTTTTTATGAATTTGAAGAAAATGAATTTTGTGTTAATATCGATTTCTTGGTTTTTAGACACCATAATAATTTAAATTTTAATAAAAAAGATAGTATAATAATTCATTTGAATAATAATAGATATGATGATAATATAAATAATTTACAATCAATAAAATTTGAAGATTATTTAACTCGGATTCGTTCTAAAAATGTGATGATGGAAAGGAAAGCCATAGAAATCAGAAAACTATGTGCTGAAGGAAAATTAACTCAGAAGGCGATTGGAGAAATGTTCGAGGTTAGTAGTTCAACAGTTTCTCAGATAAAAAATAATCGAATATGGAAACATATAAAATAAAAAGGAGGTGAAATAATATGAAAGTGGTAAAAGAAAATCTGAATCAGATATTAGATTACGAAATTGAAATAGATGATAATGGATATATCTCAATAAAAGAATTAATCAATTATTTTAAGATGTATAAACACATGATAATAAAAGAACAGCAAATTAAAACAATGAATTATCAAGAACTTTATTAAAAAAAAAACAAATGCCAAAAAATATAGGAATAGATTTTGGTCAAATTAAGTTATAAGGAGATATAAAGATGACAACAACAGATGAAATGATTACCGACGATGAAAATAAATTTATGATTGATGTTAAAAACAAGATTATGGATGTATTAGAGAAGTTCCCTTATCTTGGTACTATTCAATTCATAGAGAAAAAACACCACTTAACGTTTCTTGGATATAATATTAAAATAGTTTATGTTATAACAATAGATGACTCTATTCCATATATTTCCATATCTTTTCGTGAGAGTTTTCCTCCGTGGTTATCTGCGCATATCACAAACGAATTTAATAAACAAATGCCAGCAGATATATGGATAGATTTTGGACAAATAATGGATTTTGATAAAATAGGAGATAAAAAAATGGAAAAGAAACAAATCACAGCAATCAATCTAAATCCTGAAACTGGTTTTTTGATTTTACATAACAATTCAAGTGGGCCTATAGTAGATACAAAGAAAAATGATGTATTTATTAATTCACATTTTATAGGAGTTTCTGAAAAAGAGTTAGAAGGATTAAAAAACGGAACTTATTATATTACAAAAAAGGAGACAAAAGTGGAACACAAAGACATATTTGAAGATTATTACAAGAAAATGGAAAAAGAATTATTTAATTTAGTTAAGGGATGCTCAGTCCCTTCCCATAAAGACTCTGATGATACAAGAGTGCGTAAATACGAGATTCATGATATTAATTTTGTAGAAGTGAATTATATTATCGATGGAAAGAACTGGGCGTTTGCTGTTGAGTTATCAGATGAAATAAATGAAGAAACAGCAATTGATATTTGTATTGGGGAAATAGTTACAAGAATAATAATTATTGAATTTGAGAAATGTAACACATCTATTGAAAATGCAGAAGTAAAAGGAGATTTAAAAATGGAAACAAATTTAGTAATAGTTTATAAAAATCATGAAGTTGCAACAATGCATTTATCAGATGGTGATTCTGTGGTTCTTGATTTTGAAAATGATGTTAGTGTAAATGGTGATACTGTCAAGGTGGTTAAATATGATTTTAATAAAAATTCGGACAATTTTGTTAGCACATTAGTGAATATCCACCGATGTTGTATGGGACAAAAAATAACGATGAAACACAAAGGAGGATATGTAGGAGAATTTAATTGGGCTAAGGTACATGGTAGTGGAGATATTTCAATTAAATTTAAATGTGATGATAAAATATTAAGTGTTAGTGGAGATATTGAAATCTAAGATTGGTTGTGGGGGATAGAGAGAAAATGGTATCCACTCTCTATCCTTTATCTATTTAATAAGAAATGAAGAAAAATATCACTCATATTGAAAGAGTGAGAACAAATAAATGAGGAGGCTAATGATGATAAAATACAAAAAGCACATGAATATACTTATAGATGATAAATTACTTGAGAGAATGGAAAAGAATTTAGTTGATAAAGAAATAAAATTATCTCAATTTGTTAGAATGGCTATTAGAGAGAAACTTGATAGAATGAAGAAAGAAAATAATGGATAAGGGATGCAAAGCTATCGCTTCACATAATGAAAAGATAACAAATAAATGGATTGGTTGTCCATATAATTTTGAGGCACATCAAAAAATAATTGATGATATGAACAGTGGTGAAATTGAATATGATAAGAATGATTACGTATATCATATGTGCAGAATTGACAGATGTTATGATTGGTTATATAAAAATAAATAAATTATTGTAATAGGGGAATAAAAATGAATGAAGAATATGAAATAATTCAAATAGTGCCGATTTTAAATAAAATATATGGAATATTAGAATATCCAGAAAACAAAATGTATGATATGTGTGAAATAATCTATATAGAAATTAGAAAGTATGATACTGGAATAGAAAGATGTTTTATATATATTGATGAAAAAGGAAAATTAAACTCTATAGAAGAAGATGAACATTTTATAGGATATTCAGAGAATATACAAAATGCAGAATGTAGGTTTATACACTTAATGACATACGAAAGATATTAAAAAATTAACAAAGAACAAATATAAGAAGACTGATTGGTCATTGGTCTTAGGGGATGTTGACGCTCCTTCAGCATCCCCTAATTTAATTTTACCAAGGAGCAAATTATTAAGTCGGGCACGAGTCTGCAAGGAGTAAAATAATGATAAGAACAAATTTAGATAATTTACCGCAGGAACTAAAAGATTTAAATAACTGGGTATTTACAAAAAAAAGTTTCAATCCTGTAGATACAGAAAGAAATAATGAAGAGAAAATCCCATATAATTCAAATAATGAGGGTTATATGGCTAAATCAAACAACACGAGTACTTGGTCATCTATCAATAAATCGATTCAATCAGCGTCATCCTACGATGGTTATATTGGATTTCAATTTGGACTGAATAATAATAAAAGTGGATACTTAGGAATAGATATAGATAAATGTGTAGATAAAAATGGAAATGTTTCTGATTATGCAATAGAAATTATAGAATTATTTGATTCATACACGGAATTTTCAAAATCAGGAACAGGGATACATATAATAATAAAGGCAGAGAAAAAAGAAAATTCATGTGAATTAAATGGTATTGAAATGTATGATTTTGGTAGACAATTTGTATTAACTGGAAATGTGTATGAAGAGTATGATAAAATAAATGATTGTCAAGAAATATTTGATGAATTTTTAGACGAACTAATAATACTGGATAGCGAAAAAGGTGTTGAAAAAAATAAATGTGGAATATCTTTTAAATCCGAAAACAAATTTGATATGCCGATCTGTATCAAAACTTTGTTAGATAGAAATGCAGAAATTCATGGAGATAATAAAAATAAAGTTAGATTTGTATTGGTTGTTTATTTATTCAAACAAGGGTTCTCTTTAAATGAATGTATTGAAAAATTATCACATCTAAATTATAATAATATGGAAAAAGATGTGAAGGGTATTTATAAATCATTAATAAAGGGAGCAGAATACGATGTTGGATGTGGCCCCACAAGTAGATTAAGAGCTATTGTAAATGAGGGGTTAACAATTTGTAATAAATGTAGTGAAAGATTTAAAGATAGTGTTTTAAATTATTTGTTCAATGGAGATGATGGTGATAGTGAACTATTCACAAAAATATATAAGAATAAATTATTGTTTGACCAAAAAGATTCAGAATGGTATGAATTCAATGGTATTTACTATGAAAAAAGATTCGAGGAAGACCTATTAAGTAAATTTGGTCAATTAAAAAAATATTATGAGGATTATAAAAAATATTTGAAGTCTTGGGAATATATTGAAAGTGACCAAGAAAATATAAATGAAAAAATAGAATTTGTTACAAAAAGAATAAATGGATTATCAAGAACCCAAAAACAGTTAAGTATAATAAAAAAATGTAAGGGTTATGAATTATTAGGAGATAATAACATTGAATGGGGAAATAATCCTTATTTAATAGGATGTAAAAATTGTATAATAGACATAAGGACTGGTGAAGAAATAAAAAACGACGGGACTATATTTATAAAAGATACATGTGATGTGGAATGGAAAGGAATAAACGAACAATCTCCAGTTTTCAGTGCATTTTTAGATGATATATTTAATTCAGATGAAAAATTGAAAAAAATAAATCACCAGTTATTAGGCAGTAGTATTATAGGAAAATCGAATCAAGCAGTATTTCCTATATATTACGGTCCAAAAGGAAGAAATGGAAAAAGTACATTATTTAAAACTATTCATAGTGTGTTAGGAAAAAATTTAGTCACATGTTTTAATAATGAGTTAATTTTAAAACAAACATTTACAAAACACTCGTCAACCGCATCTCCAGATTTAATGGCACTAAAAGGAAAGAGAATTGCATACTCAAGTGAGATTCCTAAAGAAAGAGAAATAGACACTGTTGAGGTAAAGAGATTAACGGGTGATGATATTATAGGGGCAAGAAATTTATTTAAAAATAAAGAAGAATTCTACCCTTCCCATACAATGTTTTTATTTTGTAATCATTTACCTGATGCTGATGCACAAGATGAAGCGTTTTGGAGAAGGGTTGTGATATTACCTTTTGAAGTATCGTTTATATATAACCCAAATCCAGATAAACCAAATGAAAGAAAAGAAGACATAGATATTTTTAGTAAAATAATTAGTGAGAAATCAGGGATATTGGCATGGTTAGTGAGGGGATATATTGGTTACTCAAAGAATGGATTTGACATACCAGATATTTGTAGACAAGCGTCCACTAATTATCGTACTAACGAAGATGTATTTGGGCAATTCTTAGAAGAGCATTGCCAATTTGGTACAGGGTATGAGGTCAAGAGTGGAGAGCTTCATAAACTTGCCAAAATATATAAGATAGAGAATGATTTAAATAAATTTCCTATATCCCCTAAAGAATGGGGAATAGAAATGGGAAGTAGGTTTGTTGGTAAAAATAAAAACTGTGGTAAAGTGTATATTGGTTTAGAAATAAAACCACAAAAATCAGATGATGATGTATGTGCTGAGAACGGATATCAATAAATCAATTTAATTTTTAAAATAATGTCACAATTTAAGAGTGGTGATAGACCATTTTAGTGGTGGTAAATAGTGGTGGTAGAAAAGTGACTTAAGTTATTGATAAATTTAAGCTAAGTGCTTTTTAGGGGAAAATTAGTGGTGGTACAGCCCTATTAAATACCCTATAAAATATATTCACTACCCTATATAAATTAATATAATGACCTTTCTACCACCACTACTATAAATTAATGTATATATAACACTGTTTTTAGGGTAGTTATGAATAAACTCTACCACCACTTCTACCACCACTCCTACCACCACACCATCACCATAATAACCAAAAAGGAGAACAACTCATGGAGCTACCCACAATAGAAAATCAAAAGAAATTATTAAAGGAATTATACAAAAAATATTTAATGGATATAAAAAAAACAACTGAACACTTTAATGGTGAAACAATGTTAAAATTATCGGTTGGTGTTGTTGAGAATTTTATAAATAAAAATAAAGCGTACTTCTCGATAAACAAAAACATAATAGAACAATTAAAATTACAGCAAATAGAAAATAAATTATTTCAATTAGCACAATCTGGTAATATGAAGTCCATAGAACTCTACCTTCGTCGCGTCGATGAAAAGAAATCAGACAAGAGTACAGACATCCAAATCAAGTTAACAATTCCAAAAGATTTAAGTGATGCGAAGCCATTGCTTCCCATATCAGAATCAAACAAAGTTGAATCATCCAGAGAAATAAATGATAAACGAGCTGAGAACGAAACCATTTAACAGCACATTTAACAACACATTTAACAGCCAGTTAACAACCCCAAAAGATTTATCAGAAAAAAAATAAGGAGTTTTGAAATGGAAGAAGTTTGGAAAGTGATTGAAGGATTTGAGGATTATAAAATAAGTAGTAAAGGACGAGTCGGGTGGATATTTATATGTTAATTTATATAAATATGGAGAAAAACCAAAACATAGATATATTCACAGACTAATGTATGAAAATTTTATCGAAAAAATTCCAAAAGGTTGTGTTGTACATCACCGAGACGAAAATAAACTAAATAATATTTTAGAGAATTTTCAATGTATGGCTGAATCGGAACATCATAGTTTACACACTGATAATAAAGGTGAGAAGAACCCAAGGTCAAGATTAAAAGAACAAGATGTTATTGAAATTAAAAGACTGTGTGATGAAGGGATTTTAACACAAAGAGAAATTGGGTATTTGTTTGGTGTTAGTAAATATACAATTTCAGATATAAAACTTAGAAAACGATGGAAACACATTTAACAACACAATTAACATCTCAATGATAAAATCACGGGTGTTTTCACACAAAATCAATCATCACATGACACATCAATGGATTGTATCAATTATGGGATAGTTTGTTATCCGTCCTATAGGGGATGCTCAGTCCTTTTCCATAATCATATCGATGGCAATCAATCAATCAATCAATCAATCAATCAATCAATCAATCAATCAATCAATCAATCAATCAATCAATCAATCAATCAATCAATCAATCAATCAATCAATCAATCAATCAATATCCTATCCATGACACATCAATGGATTGCGCCCAAGTCAATGTTCACATTATATAAGGTTGGATGTGTTATAGGATGCGATAGCAAACTATCCCATATCTGCATGTGGAATCATTTCAAAAGACCATCACTTAGCTGTTAATGTGCTCTTAAATGTGCTGTTAATGTGCTGTTAATGTGCTGTTAATGTGCTGGGACACCTTAAATGAAGTTTCGACTTCGTTTCACTTATTATTATATAACTAAAAGGAGAATAAAAAATGGATAAGATTACGTGTTGGTACAGGATGCGACAGCAAACTGTCCCATATCGATTAGAAAACAATCAATGGATATACAACCATTATTCAGATGGGTGGACAGATTCCAAGAAACCATTCTCAACAATTCAACGACAAATTAAATCATGGAAAAATCATGCCTGGAAAAGTGTTCATTGTTATTTAAGAAACTATAAAATAATCCCATATGTTCATTATATGCTAAATAATCAGTGGACATTGAAAAAAGGACATATCATTAATGGTGATGAATGGATTCCTAATTGTGATGATGTTGAATTAGCAAAAATAGATGCAGATAAAAGAATTTCAATATAAAAATTAAAAAGGAGGATAAAAATGATTAAACTAAATGAACAATTTTCAGATGATTCATATTCACTGGAACCAGAAATTGAAAATTTAGAACCGATTTCAGATAAAGAACTAAAATACTTAGAAAAACACACACGTTCATCTATATCGATATGTGAGCTAATGCATAAAAAGAAAAAGAAACCAAGAAGATGTATATATCAAAAATATTTAGAGAATGATGAATTAGATGAAAGAGACGACATAGATTTGAAGATCGTCTCAGCTTTGAAGTATTATAATCGACAAAATTTCAAGGAAACACGCTTGAAAAATGTTTACTGCAACATCTACGGTGATTATTATAGATTAAAAAACAACTCAAAAGTTAGGGTGAGTTATCTAAAAAATAATTTAGGTTATCCAACAATTAGTATTTTTGGTAAGATATATGATGCGAGAAATTTAATGTTCGAGACCTTCATTTGTTCTACAAAAAATATAAAATTATTTTATAAAAAAGGGAATAAAAATGAAATTCAAAATATTTCATACAAATTCAAATATTAAGGTTTTATAATGGGAACAAAATAGTAAAGAGAGATAGAGAATCTAGACTCGAAAAGATGGCCTTGCATCCTGCTCTCTTATTTTAAATTCAAGGAAATAAACAACAAACAAGGAGTTTATAATGATTAAAGATTTAAAAGATTTAGATGGTGAGATTTGGAAGACAATTATTGGGTATTCTGACTATCAAATTAGTTCACTGGGACGTGTAAAAAGTTTTAAAAATAATTGTGGAATTAGTGAAAAAATATTATCACCTCATAAAAATAATGATGGATATCTAAATGTTATCTTATCTAAAAATGGAGAAAAGAAAAGTAAATTTATTCATATTCTCATGGTTGAATCTTTTCTATCTAAAATTCCATATGGGTTTGTGGTGCATCACCGAGATTTTACAAAGAATGATTTTTTAGAAAATTTTCAAGTTATGACTATAGGTGAACATTCGAGTATACATCATAAAGGGAAACATCCTTCAGAAGAATCAAAAAGAAAAAATAGAGATTCGCATTTAGGAAAATATTGTGGTGAGAATAATCCAAATTCGACGTTAACAGAACAAAACGTCATTCAAATTAAATCATTTTGGGATAATAATGTGAAAATATCAAATATATTGTTGGGTAAATTATTTGGTGTTAGACCATATGTAGTCTCATCTATAAAAACTAAAAGAACTTGGAAACATATAAAATAAATAGAAAGGAATAAATAGATGGCCACAGCCATGACTTTAACGAATACAACCAGATCGGATAATACGAATCCATATCAGGTAAGTTTGTATATTGATTCTACTGGGATTTTAGCCAATTCGGTTAGCACTAATCTACTTTCGCTTGAATTGCTCCACAGATTAGGCGGAATAGAGGAATCATATATTATAAAACTCGCTGGACTAAACATATCGTGTGATAGTACATCTTATGATATTATAATTTTGAATATAGATGATATAAATATGTTGGATAGTGTATACGCGGTAATGAAATATGTGGATATAGAAAAAAATATGTTGGATCAAGATTTTCAAAATCTTGTTATCCGTAATCGCGATATTATTTTAACAAATCAAATATACCTACATATTGACAATTCAAATTCTTCGATCCCAACTGGCCAAATAAATTTGGAACTAATTTACGAAACTCTTCAAAATCGTACCTTTGAATAAGAAAGGAGATAAAAATGACAATTGAAAGAATAAAACCTATTGTAAACAATTTGGTTGAGTTATCGGGTGGAGAATTAGATTTAGTTGATGTATTAAATACAATTACAAATCCGGTAACAATAGACACTATTCAAAATCCTGTATTAGTTTCTGGTATAACAAACCCAATTGTTGTGGATTCAATAACAGGTGTTGTGACAATAGCGGGAGATATCGCAAATATAACAAACCCAATAAATGTCACAAACGTTGCCACAGTCACAGAGATTACAAACGATGTTTCTATCTCAACTGTGGATATTGTTGATGTTGTTGATAATATTAACACATTGGACACGATAACCAATGATGTAAATGTAAAAATTCAAGGATATGATGCAGTAAATCAAATCAATTATACCAATAGTGTGGCAGGCACGCGAGTTCAAATGATTGATATGACTTGCTCTGAAATCACGATAATGGCAAATCGTCTGAATGCTGGATTTATATACGTAGGGAATTCAGAAGTGAGTAATACGGTCTTCGGTATAGAATTAGATGCTTCTGACAGAATCACGCTAAAAGTCAGCAATACAAATCTTATCTGGATAGATGTATCGAATAATGGGGATGGGGTAAGCATTATAATCACTTGAAAATTATAGTTCTTAACTGAGAACAAATTAATAAGGCAAGAAAAGAAATCCTCCAATTTTAAAATATAAAAGTTATTCATTTTTTCTTTTATTATCTTTCTTGCCTATATAAATATAAAATAAATAGAAAGAGAGATAGATTTTCGCGAGTCGAAAAGAACAATCCGAAGTTCCTGCTCTCTTTATAATTAATTATTCGGATAAAACTAATCGGAGGGTTTAACATGGAAATTTATAAAAATTTAGATTTGAATGATTTAGATGGTGAGATTTGGAAAATAATAAAGGATTTTCCTGATTATGCAGTTAGTGACATGGGAAGAGTTAAGAGTTTTGTAAAATGGCACGGAACAGATGTTAGAATATTAGAACCAAGTAAAGATAAAGATGGATATTTATGTGTTGGTTTATCTAAGAATGGAGAAAAACCAAAAACTAAGAGAATCCACAGATTATTATATCAAACATTTAGGGGAGAAATTCCAGAGGGATATGTGGTGCATCACCGAGATTCTATAAAAAAGAATAATATTTTAGATAATCTTCAGATGATGACAAGAACAAAGCATCAAAAATTACACAATCCAATAGGTTGTAATTCTGGAAAATTAAATCCTAATTATGATAAATCATTATATGGTGAAGATAATCATTTTTATAAAAAACACCATTCGGAAGAAACAAAAAATTTATTGAGAAAAAAATTTGAAATATTTTCAAATGAAGAAATATCAAATATTAGAAAATTATACGACAATGGTTTATATTTACGAGAAATAGCAAAATTATATAAATGTAGTATTGTCACAATTTCAAGAATAAAAAATAATCAGAGATATAAAAATGATAAATATTGATTTCAGCGAAATAGATAAACTAATCAATCCTTCATTTTATCCTTTACTAAAAAACAAAGATAGATATCTAATTATTTTTGGTGGATCAGGCTCTGGTAAGTCAGTTTTCGCATTACAAAAGATGTTATTACGCGCATTAATGAATAGAGAGAAATTCTTATTTATCAGAAAAAACTCGATTGATTGTCGCAAGACCGTATTCTCGTTAACTAAATTTTTAATTGATAAATATAATCTATCAGAGATTTGTAAAATTAAAGAATCGTCAATGAATATTGATTTCATAAATGGATCGCAAATAATACATTTAGGATGTGACCTTTCGGAGAAAATCAAAAGTATACCAAACATTACAAGTATTTGGTGTGAAGAATCTACTGATTTTAATTCAGATGATATACAACAACTATCACTAAGATTACGCGGAAAAACTCCATCTTATAAACAGATTATATTAACTTTTAACCCAATATCTTCTAACCATTGGTTAAAAAAGAACTTTTTCGACAATAAAGCAAATAATTGCACCATTCATCATTCAACATATAAAGATAATAAATTCATAGATGAAGAATATATCAATGTTCTAAATAATATTAGAGATAATAATTTAAAGGAAATATACCAAAAGGGTCTGTGGTCATTACTCGAACATCAAATATTCAAAAATTATGAAATAATTGAAAATATAGATAAGAAATTATTCAATACAAACAACATGAAATTTGCAATCGATTGGGGATTTCATGATGGGATACTTTTATTGGTGGGTTATTATGAAAACAATGTCTATATTTTAGATGAATTACATTGTAAGGATAAAAATTCAAAAGATTTTGAAACTGTGTGCCATAAAAGAATCGAAAGTCTTAATAAAAATAGTAGAATAGACCATAAAAAAATAAAGATTATCTGTGACAACGAAGACCCTAGTTCAATTGAACAATTCAGAAAAAGTGGATTATTGACTATTGCCTGTAAAAAAAATAAAAATTCGATACAAGACTCTATAAACTGGCTTAAGAATCGTTCTATTTTTATAAATTCAAATTGCAAAAATATCATAGAAGAAATTTCGTCATTTATGTATAGAAAAGATTTGAAAACGAATATCATTTATGATTTCCCTGACAAAAATTGTAAATGTCATAGTTTAGATGCACTCAGATATTCAATACAAGATTTCATAGTTCCAATAAAATTTTCATATTCATTGGGTACACGTAGAGACACAGCAGATTTATTTAGGGGGTACATCTAACAATACTTAGAGAGATAGAGAATGCATCTCGATAAGGTAGACCTTGCTACTTTCTCTCTTTTAATATTTCAAGGAATAAACAATAAACAAGGAGTTTATAATCATGGAAATTTATGAAAATTTAGATTTGAATGATTTAGAAGGTGAGATTTGGAAAGATATCGCGAAGTTTGAAAGTTATCAAGTTAGTAATTTAGGAAGGGTTAAGAGTTTTAAAAAATGGCACGGGACAGATATTAGAATATTAGAACCAATTAAAAATAATCATGGATATTTCTGTGTTAATCTATGTAAGCATAAAAAACAAAAATTTGAACAAATTCACAGATTATTATTTGAAAACTTCAATAACTATAAATTAAAAAAGAATGAATGTGTTCATCATATTGATTTTGTTAAAAAGAATAATTTTTTATACAATCTTCAAGTTATGTCAAATTCGGAACATAGAAAATTACACACTGAAGGTGAAAATAATCCAATGTTTGGAAAAAAACGTCCTGAACATTCAGAAAAAATGAAAGGTGAAAAACACTTTATGTATGGAAAACACCATTCAGAAAAATCAAAAGAAAAAAATAGATTATCACATATTGGAAAACATCCATCAGAAAAAACAAAGAAGTTAATAAGTGAGCAAATGAGTGGTGAGTATAATCCAAATTCAACATTAAAAGATGGAGAAGTTTGGCTGATCAAAAAAATACTGAATTCTGATTATTATAAATCTGGAAAAATAACTTTAACTTTTATTGGAAAAATGTTTGGTGTTAGTCGTCACACAATTTCACATATAAAAAATAATAAAATTTGGAAACACATATAAAAGGAGGAAAATTGGCAAATAAAAATAGAGTAAGTAAAAATAAAAAAAATAATATGATAACACCTCCTGTTAATTTCAAAGAAAAAAATCCAACAAAAAAAGAATTAACAACAGAAATAGCATCACCACGTAATGATAGTGAATATCTTATTTATAATAGTAAATATTTTGATATAGAGGATAAAACACTTCAGTCACAGGGTGGACAATTAGGTATTAGACTCTACGATAAGGTAATACTTGACCCACATATTTATTCAGTTCTTCAAACACGAATTTCGGCAGTAGTTGGAAAAGATTGGAGTATTTTACCAGCATCAAAATCGTTAAAAGATAAGAAAATTGCAGAATTTGTAGAAGAAACACTATATAATACGAATTTTGATTTCTTAAGATATACACTATTAAAATCTATTCTGTACGGATACTATTGTTCAGAAATTATTTATAAAATGGAAAATAATCAAATAGTTATAGACCACTTTATAGACAAACATCCAGTGAAATTTTGTTTTGGTGAAAATAGAAAATTGCGCTTACTAACAAAAGACTCATTAATTTATG